CAAAAGACGACACAGGAGTTTACCTAGATGGAAGATCTACAATGGAGGATTATCCAAAAATAATAACAAACAACAATATTACCAATATTAATTTAATCAAAAACAATGACAAAACAGGAACTTAAAAAACACGCATCCAGAGCTTTTTAGCGAGGTTCTTGCTATGGGTGTAACTGCTGAATCCGAAAGAGTCCAAAGCTGGTTGGCTCATTCAGAAACTGATTCCAAAGCCGTAATGGAAGGAATCGAAAGCGGTTTGGAAATTACAAATTCTCAAAAGGGAGAAATTGCTAGTTAAATCTAGCAAAATGCGAAATATTGCCGAAATGGAAAGTCAATCCGCAAAGGATTTTCAAACAGGAGAATCAACTCTTGATGCTGGACTTTCTGCCGAGCAAAAGGAACTAAACGAAGCTTTAATTTTAAACTCAAATAAATCATGAGCATTACAGCAACACAAAGAAACGCCACGAACAACCAATCAACGGTTGATTTCGTACGACAAAATTTATTCCTATATGGCGCTAGATTTGCCAAGGGAGTTTTAGCTAATAAGACAGATCCAGAAGCATCGCAAACCGCTACAATCGGTCAATTAGTCGTTAGAGATACTGACACTGCTGGTCAACTAACATTAGCAACAGCTAGTAATTTAGCTGATGTATTGGGAATTACTTTTATGGACACGGCTATTTTAGCCGATAACGCTGCAACAGTAGCCATTGATTACGCAATTCGTGGAGATATTGACGGTGGATTATTACAATTACCAACTAATGTTACACTTGACACAACAGTAGGAAACAAAGCGTTAAGAGACGTATTAAACGATTTAGGATTTGTGATATTCGCAGTCCAAGAACAAACTAAAATAGACAACTAATGGCGATTACAATTCAGAATCACACAAAAAACGATTGCCAGTAAGGTAGTCGGAACTTTTGTTGAAGATAAACCAGTTTTAGCAGGATTTTCAGGATTCTTTCCTAGAGAAACAGCAATGACTTTGGAAGTAGATTTAGAGGTTCAACGGGATAACGATAGCATAGCCGTAGACGTTAGAAGATTTTACGGAAGGATAAAACAATTCAGCATTGTTACTGAAAAGAAATTTCAACTCCATATTTTCGTGAGGAATACGACTTTTCAAAAACGACGAAGTGTATATGTCAACTATTGCTTTAGGGGTTGGATTGGAAAATTCAAATGTTAACGCAATTATAGCTCAAAAATGCGCTTAAAAATATTCGTAAAATGCGATCTAAAATTGAGAGATCAATTAGAAAGCAGCAAGCGGATGTAATGCAAACAGGAATCGTTGAGCTAATCAATGGTGATTCAATTGATTATAAGAGAAAGGCAGCTTCAATGGTTGACCTAGGATCTAGTCAATACTTCACCAATCCTACTGCTGACCCTTTAGCTAGTTTAAAAAATGCTGGAACATTTTTAAGAGACGTTGGAGCAAGTTCTTCAATGACACTTAATATGGTAATGCGTGGAGAAGGTTTTAGCCGCTTTATTAACTAATCCAGTTTTTAAAGCCAAAGCTGATAACAGACGTATCAACAGAGCAGATGTACAATCTCCAGAATTTAACAACGTTACTGGTTTTGCTTTTCACGGTCAAGTTGCTGCTGGTGATTTTAATATTAACCTTTGGACTTATAACCAGAAGTACACAAAGGCAGACGGAACTACAGCGTATTATTTAGACGCAAATAAAGCGGTATTTATACCAGATGATTTTATGGCCAAAACTGTTTTCGGAGGATTACCTAACATGGTAGATCGTCAAATAGGTGGCGAGAACGCATCAATGCCCTCTATCACGGAAGCTGAGTTTCTTTTGCGAGCTTATTCAGATTCTAAAACGATGAGTTCAACTCTTGAAATCACATCTGCTCCATTGGCAATGCCAATAACAATAGATAGAATCTATACAGCTCAGGTACTCGCTTAGTAAAAGCGAAGTTATAATTTAACGGCGGCGTAAAAACCGCCTTAATAAAACAAAATGAAACAGTATAAAATTAAAACTTTTAAGCATCTTTTGGCAAATAACAAAATTGCCGTAAAGGGCGAAATTGTAAATGAATCAAAATTTGTAAACCTCGCAGAAAGCCTTAAAGGAGGTTTTGTTGAAGAGGTAAAAAAAGAGCCAAAGGATGATAAAAAACCCAAATCAACTAAGAAATAAATAATGAGCGGAAAACTATTAGCAAAAGCCAGAAGGGACGCTAAAAAAATTATGAAGGGCGGATTTAGTGAAACTATCACTTTAATCCATCCAGTTAGCGGCTTAACTATCGAAACTGATGGTCTAGCTTCTAAACATCATATAAATTTTGATTCTGATGGTTTGCCAATTAATAGTAAAACGACTCACGTTTGCTTAGATGAAGCCGATTTGTTAAGTAAAATTATAACCCTAGGGATAATAACAATGAAGTTAATTTATTGAATCACTTAGTTAACGTAAAGATTCAACTGGTAATTTAAGGAATTACGTTATTACTGAAAACTTTCCAGACGAAACTTTGGGAATGATAACCTGTATATTAGGAGATTATGGTAATGATTAACACTATTATTGGACCTTCTGGAGTTGAGCTTATAAAGCATCGAATTGCTGCTATTTTAAAGACCGAACTAGAAAATCAAAAAGTATTACAAGAAGATACTTTTCCGATTAATGTTTTCGTTGATCGAATGGTTCCAATTGATAAGAGCGAAATTTTAGTAATAAACGTAAGATTTGAAAGCTTAAATCCAGAATCAATAAATCAACACGGATCACAAGAAAACGCCACATTTACAATAGATACATGGGCGGTTTCTAAGCAAAACCTCAACAAAAAAGAGGAGTACTTGTTAAGCACAAATTTTTCGGGATAAAATTACTTTTCAAATTAAAGCTATTTTACAAAGTAATTTTTATGTCACTTTAGGGTTTGTCCCTGGATTAATTATGTCCTCAAATGTTCAAAATATCGAACCTTATGAACCAAATAATAATCAGGATGCCAGTTTTGTCAGCATGGCTAGGCTTAATCATAATGTTAGATTTTACCAAGATTACAAAGTTTGGGAAGGTGTGGAGGTAACAAATAATCTTACAAAATGTAAAATTATCGAATACAGAATTAGGTTACAAATATGAATTAATTAATTAATAACAAAAAAACCATGGCATCAATTTCAACGGCAGTAGGTTTAGAGCGTAGAGCCAGAGTGGCTGGTTACAGAATTACTAAAGGATTCTTTAACGATACCAGCGCAAATCTAAACCAAATTATTGCAATATTTGGAGAAGCGAATACAGCGAATCAGGGAACTTTAGACACCACAAAAAAGGAAGTTACATCAGCTCAAGAGGCTGGAGAGCTTACGGTTTTGGAAGTCCAATTCATCAAATAGTAAGAATTTTAAGGCCTGTAAATTCACCAGGAGTTGCGGGTATTCCTACAGTAGTATTTCCGCAAGAAACAGCAAACGATGCAACCGCTACATCTATAGAATGGACAGTTACAGGTAACGCTACAAAAAACGCAACTCATACATTAGTAGTGAACGGAAGGGACAATTTAGATTTTCAAACTTATGATTATTCAGTTGTAAAGGACGACACGCCAACTGCAACAGCTGCAAAGATTGTTTTAGCTGTTAACTCGGTTTTAGGTTCGCCATTTACGGCTACTTCATCCGCTGGGGTTGTTACTTTTGTTACAAAATGGAAAGGGGCAACAAGCAAAGAAGGCAATGTTGTAATAAGCAACGAAGGAGACGCCGCTGGAGTTACTTATTCTCAAACAGATAGAACAGAAGGATCTGGAACGGTAGATTTACTACCTAGCCTCGCTCAATTTGGATCTACTTGGTACAACTCAATAATTAATCCTTATGCGGATAAATTAGGAGAGTTTGAGCAGTTTAACGGTATACCCTACGGAACAACACCAACTGGAAGGTATAATGCAATTGACTTTTAAAACCTTCTTTTTGCTTTTTTTCGGAAGCACTTTAGATGATAAGGACGATTTGGTAGCAATAACAGGAGCCACGGACAGAATTAGTCAAGTTACTAACGTGCTTTGCCCAGCTCCAAAATCAGATGGATGCACGTGGGAAGCTGCTTCTAAACATGGTTGCAATATTCGCCAAGAATAGCACAGGACACCCCTCAGTTAACTGTAAATAATCAAAGTTATCCAGATATGCCAACTCCTAATTCTGGAGATATTGGTGACATGTCAGACTATAATAATAGAGATTTATTGGTTAAAAATGGATGCTCAACTGTTATTTTGGAAAACGGACAATACAAGGTTCAGGATTTAGTCACAACTTACCATCCAGAAGGCGAAATTCCTTTACAATACGCTTATCCTAGAAACCTAAACATAGATTTCAATATTCGCGAAGGTTATGGAATTTTAGAAACGCTTAATGTGAAAGATCATGTTATTATAGCTGATAATCAAGTAAGCGACGCTCAAAAAACTATTAAGCCGAGACAATGGCAAAGTGTTTTATCTGATTATTTTGAAGATTTAGCAAATAGAGCGTTAATTACTGAACCAGAATTTTCAAAAGAAAGCTGTTCAGTTCAAAGAGGGGAAACAAATCCAGATCGTTTTGAAACTTTTTTCAGATATAAAAGAACTGGAATTGCTAGAATAGAATCGACAACGGTTGAATCCGGTTATTAATTAATTAATATAAATACATAAAAAACAATAGGACAAAATAACTACAGGAGGTGACATCATAGAGGTTACCTGTAATCATCCAACTTTAGGAAGCTTTAAATTTGCTACTAAATCAAATGAATCTTATACTTTAGATCCTGGCGGTTTTCGTTCAAACGATGACGCCAATATGGTAACTGGTGGAGGTGAATATATTGATCAAGTGAATCGAGTTAGATGGTCTTTTGAAGGGCCTTTGCAAGCTGATTTTATTAGCAATAACGAGCTTTTAAATTTACCAAAATTGGCTGAAAATACAGATTTAGCCACGTGGACTTTTACGCATATTTCTGGAATCACATGGAGAGGTAGAGGAAAAGTTTGTTGGAGACATACAAATCGATACTAACACAGCTCAGTTAACAGCTAAAATCGCTGGAGGGGGTAAGCTAGAGCAACTTTAATAATAACGCATTAGGCTTGCTTAAAAGCAGCATAGAGAGTAAATTAATCAACGGCGGTGTAATAACCGCCATAATATAAAACCAATGAGCAAAGTAAACAAAGAAGTCGCCTTTAAAGATGTAAAAAGTTATTTAGAGAAACATCTAAAAAAAGAATTTAGGCGAAATCAAATGCCAGATTCTAAAATTTATGATGAATACGAGGACATGATTGAAGCCGTTGAAGATGGCTTGTTAATTATCGATTCAAAAGGAAAAGTTGAATACACATTAAGATACCCTTTATTTACGGATAAAGAAGATTCTTCTTTTGGCCGTTAAAAAAAGTTGAAATTAGAAGCAGGATAAAAGCTGCGGATAAGCACGTTTTAATGGACGGATTGGAAGTGCAAAAAAAGTTAGGAACCTACACTTTGAGAATAATTGCCTATATAACCATGCTTCAAGAGGTGGATATTAAGGAATTAGAAAAGGATGATTTCGATACTTTAAATCAACTTTGCTCGGTTTTTTAGATGGGTGGCTAGCGGCTGCAAACATTGACGACATGATAAAATCGGTAGTTAATGAGCATCACTGGTCGCCTTCTATTATCGATCAAATGTATCTGGATTCTTTAGATTATCATGGAATAGGTTATTGGTATGATAATGCAAAAGAAATGCACGATAAAATGAAAAAACCCGGTAAGTAATTACTGGGTTTTTTTGTGGTTAATTTTACTACTCCTTTTCAAAGAAATCAATCTTTTTATCACCTCCAGAAAGTCTTTTGTATTCTAGCTGGTTTAAATTGTTTTTATTGATTTTGTCAGCTACTAAATTAATACTGTTTGCCGAATAGTGAGTAACACTTCCACGTCTTACATCCATCAAAAAGCCTGAAAGCATTTTGTTTAAATCGTCTGAATTTTTGACCTCAAAATTTAAATCTCTTTTGTTGTCGTTTTCTTTTAAATTGTTTTCCATTTGTGAATTGTTTTGTTTGTTGAATCTTCTTGCATTGTTTCTAGGGTTTTAAAGTTATTTTTTAAGTTCTCTTTTAATTAAAATTATTAGCCTTCTTGTTTCTAGGATTTGAGGGTTTAAGTGTTTTATTGGTTTTCTAAATATAGAAGCTATATAAGAATCTGTTAGATTTTGTGTATTTTTCTACTCCTTTCTTTAATTTTTCAATATTATTTTGTAGTATTTTCTAGTCCGTATAATGTCTCTTTTTCTAAGTTTTTTCAACATTTTCTTTTCTGTATTTTCTATGACGTTCTTTGACTTTTTTCAACATTTTCTTTTCTGTATTTTTTACCATATTCACTAACTTTTTCAGTATTATTTTTATAG